TTCGTCAGACTGGTCCAGCGCAATTGCCGCATTCGCCGTCTTCTTCTTCTTGGTGTCTTCGTTTAGCAGTCGAATACGGAACACCAACTTGTCCGCATTGAAATCTGAAAACACGCAGTCGATGGAATCGCCGTAAGAACTGTTCTTAATCGCGTAGTGAATGTCGTCCATGGTAATGTTTTTCTCCAACAGAGCCGCCGGATCCATCTCGATACGAATAATCCACTTGGATTTTTTGGCATTTCGTTCGGGCTCGTCAAACGCATGGGCCACGTTACCCGCGCACTCTCCCATGATACGCTCAAACGCGTAAAACTGTTCGATCAATACCCGATCTTCCTCAATGAACGACGCGTGCTCGTTGGGATCAAACGCGATTTGAATCGATTTGACCACATCCACCATCTTAGTGTATTCCATCATGTTGGCATAGGCCATGGCACGATCCTGGTTCTGCTCGTCCAATGCTTTCATGTGGACCGTCAGAGAAGGATTTTTGGGATTCTTGGTCAAACGCAAGATTTCCTCAATGCGAGGAACACCGCGCGTTACGTTCGATTTCGCTGCGTTCCCCGAGTGATGAAAAGTGTCGCGGACGCACAACCCATGATAGCAGTCGAAGTTACGAGTCTCTTCCACCGTCAAATCGTAGGCGTAAGACGTCGAATTGGCCACCTCTTCAATGCTGACAATTGTGTCGAACTTCAAATCCATCATGCGCCCATTCCTCTCTTCCATGACGAGCTCGCCGTTCACCACATTCGGAAGATACAAATCCGCCTTGTTATATTCGTACTTGAACTCTTTATCCGGCAAAAGTTTCAGTTTTTCGTTCTTGGCCGAAATCGAAAGGTTCAGGATGGACGCCAATTTCTGGGACTGGTAGTTGCGAACGGTTAGGTTGTACAAACAACTCTGGACTTTGTCCTTCGTTGTTAGGAGATTTTTCTCCGCTATCGCTACGGAAAAATCCTCCATTTGGTGTATGTTTTCCGGAAGTGTACCGCGGTTGTTGGACGTTTGCCGCGGCATACGATGAACTTCACTGTCAATATCGAGATTACGCAACATCACCATGACGTCCATCATGACGTTCTTAGATGCGGAACAAATCATCACGTCCATCGGGTTGATGGTCCCGTCTTTGCGTTTCTTGGAACTCACGCACCCGTCGCCGCTAATATACGCGTCCAAGAAGCCGAGAATACATTCGCGGTTTGAAAACACCATTTGCGGTGCCACATACTTGTTGTGGCTCAACTTACCGCAGAGTTTTACGAGAATACGGGTGAGAATGGTGCTGTAAATACGCATGTCTGAACTCGTCCACCCCTTTTGAATTTTATCTTCGTGCTTATACATCTTGTACGTCAAGTTCCATTTCTCACACAGACGAACGATGGGTTCAAAGTAGGCGGGGTCATTGTTGGCGATCGAAATCTGGTGCGCCGTAGTACATCCTTCCGCGACGTAGGCACCCAACAAATATCCGAAATCGTAGTCCATTGCGATGGTTTCCGGTACGAGATAATTACAGATGTTGTTTTGTTTGGTATACACATAACCGGATTTGTATTCACACCGTTTATCACTGTTGGTGGCGGCAACCACACTGTCGCTGCGCTTATAGGGCAGGCTGAACGTTTGATTGGCGTGTTTCTTCCACCACTGATATTCTCCCATCACTGCGCATGCCTTTTTGAATTCCGAGCCGTAAATGTATTCCGTGGCGGGTAAAATGGTCTTCAGATCCAACGCATAGATTTCCGTGTAATCCAACGGCTTCCGGGAAACGGGCAGATAATCACCCACCTTCAAATCCTTGCCATTCACTGGCTGGATCTTACCGTCAACCAACTGTAGGAATGACTTGGCCTTGGTAGCGGTGATTTCGCGGCATCCTTTCGTAGTCACCTTCAACATGGTGTTGCTACCGTCCTCGTTGACTACGGGGTGTTGGGTGACCGCCTCGATCCTTCGCCACACAGTCTCGCCGTGTTCATTGGCGCAAGGTACTTCATAATACTCGGATAACTCGGCATACGTGGTATCTTTGCTTTCCGTATACTCGATTTTTTGTGACCGTTTGATGTGTTCTTGGGTGAATTCACCAATCTTGAATTTGAGAATCTGTTTCTGGGAATTTCTCACCACAATCTCGTCGTCGTATACCAGAGAATTGAGCGTGAGCTGCGTGACTGGCTCACCGCAAGAATGGCCGGCGATGATTCCGACCATCTCTCCCGGATGAACAATGGACTGCTTGTATTTGAGGACAATAGTCTCCAACAACACGGTAAGTGCTTTGGTATGGAAACGCTTGTTCACCAACAAATCCTTGGGCGACAAATAGTAGTAATAGAGGATCTCGAAGAGGGGATTCGGTGCGGAAAACTCCAGATTCTTCAGTTTGTTGAAATAGGACTCGATCATCTGGAAGCACTCGAGGGGGGTAATATCCACAATCGAATTCGCGTTCAAATGGAGCTGACCCTGGACATTCGCAATGATGTTTTGGAAGGCAACGGGCATCTTCACCATGTTGTCGTTCTTGAAATGAAACACCGCGTCCACCAATTCGTCGCGGTTCTTGATCATCTTGTCGATGTATTTCTGGCAAAACGTTTTAGTTTCCTTGGCCTGGCGCTTCACCCGACTGGCCGTGGCCTTGGTATAAACACTCAACATGTCCTTCTCGCTGGATTCGTTCAGGCCCAAAATGTCGTAGTGGAGATAAATGTCCTCGATGCTCATTCCCACAATGGGCATCACCTGATTCTCAATACGGGTGGTGTCGAAACCGTCCTCGCCATACAAGAACTGGACGACCTTGCCCTTACTGTTGCGTACCGTCATGTCGTATTCGACCTTGATGTCCTCCAGACCCTTGATGAGACGGCGCTGAATGTACCCCGACGAACTGGTCTTGATCGCCGTATCAATGAGACCGATGCGGCCACCCATGGCGTGGAAGAAGAGCTCGGGCGCCGTCAGTCCCGAAATGTAGGAATTGTCCACAAACCCGCGGGCGTTGGGACCGTCGTCGTACTTGAAATAGTGGGGAAGCGTGCGGCTATCGAAACCGTAGGGAATACGCTTGCCGTCCACGTTTTGCTGTCCGAGACCCGAAATCATCTGTGAAATGTTGATGAGGCTGCCCTTGGAACCCGAGTTGACAATCATCAGGAAACGGTTGTCTTTGCTCAAACTCTTGCGGCCGATGCTGCCCGACTCTTCGGTGGCCTTGTTGAGCAACTTGTTGACCTGGATCTCGAATTCGGTCATGTTGGAGCCCGCCGTGTTGTTCTCGAAGATGCCGAGATGGACCTTCTCAATGAGCGACTGGACTTCAATCTTCTGCTTGTTGAGGGCCTGGATGATGCTTTCCATGGTGGTCTTGTTGGCAATGAGATCGCTGATACCGACACTGAAAGACGCGGTCTTCATGTACTCGGTGATGATGTTTTGGAGGTCGTCGATGAAATTCGCGCAGGCCATCGGCCCGAAATCGTTGAAAATGCGGTGGAGGACGCCTTTCGTTGCGGACCCCATCACGGACTTTTCAATCTGACCGCTGATCCAGTTGCCGTTGCGAATCTCCAGGATGTTGTTGGGAATCGGGTTGTCGCTGTACAATTTGTTCTTGTAAGAGAGAGTAATAGGTTTCAAAATTTGGGAAAGGATTTGGTAATTGGTAATGCTCTTGCCCGCCTCACGGATGGCTTTGGTATCTACATGGGAGAACATCATCAACATATTCATCGCTTCTCGTGGGGTAAAGGTAATGTTGGGACGGGTAAACTGGAAGGATCCGAGAAGCGAATCCTGGTAGATACCGATAATGGGGGAATTGGAGGAGGGGCTAATAATTTGGTAAGGAATGGCGGGAAGGTGTCTTAATTCTGTTTCTGCGAGTATGTTTTGGGCCATGTGCATATTCATCTCCTTTATTTTTGACTGCTATTATCGTAAGGGAGATAATGCGTTTGTCAAAAATCTACTCTTTCGAGTAGGATCGGACTATACCTTGTGCCTTATCAGGTTGGTTAGACCATCATTTAAGACCCGTAACCATCTAGTCTCTGAACCTTCTCCATACTCTTTACCATAACGAGTTTAGGAGCTTGGCTGCTGATTACCCTGTGATGTAGGTTATTACCATTGGGGACGGTCATTACCCGTGTTCTTCATTCGTGTTTCCAGGAATGAATGGTACTACATCATTTGAGGGGCTTCCAGCAATTTGGTCACGTTGCCCAATTATATTGGACTATACGGTTATATTTACCCAACATCCTGTGCGAAAATGTTGAATAAGTAGACATTACACTGTTTTCCCAACCAAGTTTTGTCTACAACTTGATTGGCAGCCGCATGTTGGAGACAAGACGTTTATCTCCATCAAAGTCAGCATTGTACGGTTTGGTGTCGGCGACATTCATTCGAAATGTGTCACCCACTCGCATTACTTTGACAATATGACCCATCATCGACATTCGGTGTAAACTGGGCTGCCGATTGAACAACACACAGTCTCCGTCCATCATGTGACGATGTACCACATCCCCGTTTTCCAGACGAATACTCGCGCGGTCAACGTACCGCAGCGAGATGTGCTCGCCATTGCGCTTTTCCAAAATCTTCGCGCCCGGATACACGTCGGGTCCGTTCTCCACCAATTTACGCAAGAAGTCGCGGTTCAAATCGTTCACCGTCATGGGCTTGGTAATATTCATGGCAATCTTCATCGGGACACCCAACTGCCGAATGGACAGATTGGGATCACCCGTGATGACGGAACGCGCACTGAAATCCACACGCTTTCCCATCAAGTTACCGCGAATACGCCCCGACTTGTGGTTCAACCGGCTCATGATACATTGGTAAGGACGCCCCGAACGCTGCGCCAATGGCGCCGCACCCTTGGTCTTGTTATTCACAATCATCGCCACGAAATACTGGAGTAGACGCGTCAGACCGTCGATGACATTGGCCGAAGCGTTGTTGTCAATCTTGTCCTGTAAGTCGCGGTTGGTGCGAATAATGTTACTGAAGATGTGCGTCAAATCGTCTTCGCTGCGCTGTTGAGCATCGTGCTTGACGGAAGGACGCACTGCCGGCGGGGGCACGGGCAACACCTGACAAATCATCCAATCCGGACGCGACCAGACCGGGCTGAATCCCATGAAATGGACGTCGTCGTCGCTGATGCGTTTGAAGTTCTTGAGAACCATCTCCGGCGTCATTCTTACACTGATTTTCTCGTCCTTTTCGATGCTGCTCTCCCAAATCGCGTACAACGACGCCATCTCCTCGAGCTTGATTTTTGTCGGTTGTTTACATCCACAGCCATCGTCCGTCTGTTCACCACAACGCTTGACGTTGGCCGCCAATTTCGACACATATTTCCAGCGTTTTTCGGCCGACCAATCCAACACGTGAAGGTGCTGGGTTTTATTGATCAGCAGCTTGCTACACTTGTAACAAATACACCGCGAAATCTTCATGATTTCTTTCATGTGCTGCATGAAGAACACGGGACGCGCCATTTCAATGTGCCCGAAATAGCCCGGCGTATCAATGTACGTGTATCCGTCCGTGGGACAAATGGTACCGGGTTCCAACACACCCATCCGTGGATCAAACAAACCACCAATCACCGGCTTATTGTTAATATAGGTATCACGCGACGTAACCTCCACAACCGAATTCTTGCGGATCTCATCGGGTGATAATATACTAAACTGTATGCCAATGATCTTCGATGGTGGTTTGTAATTCACCAAATTGGACTTTTTCGATGATGACATTATTAGTAGTATATATTGTATCACATATTATTTATATTGTTTTTCTCTTTCAATTTTTTAAACTTGATTTACATCGTTCAGATCCGTAGACTAATTTTTCCGACAGATTGTTCTTCCTGATCACTATCTTCACTGATTGTACTGCCCTCCGAGGTGGATGCGGGATAGTCTCGACCTTCCAAATATCGATCAATGGCCAATATACGGCGTTGATAATCCGACCTTTGGCATAAATAACTAATTCCCAACAACGTGATTCCAGGAAGAACAACCACTAAAATCACCGCCACTAACAAAAAAATGTTCACGTATGCTGCTGCGGTATAGCGTGTCGAGAGAGAACTATTATTTACTTGTGATATATTCATAATTATACAACATATCGGCAAATCTCTGAATAATTTACCAAAATAACATTATTACCCTGTTTATCCATGGGATAAATCATGGGATAAATCATGGGATAAATCATGGGAAAATTGAAACTAACAAATTGAAAAGAAATAAAGAGTAGAATACGATATATACAACATGCCAATTACCAAAATGGACAAGTTCAAGAATCGCGGTGTGGTTACGTCAAAGAAAAATAAAAAGAATGAGAAGGACAACCGCCTGCGTAACAAAGACAGCGATAACGATTCGGACGACAGCGATTATGATCCAGATGAAGACGAGGAATATGATGAGGATGAGGACGACGAAGATGATGAAGATGACGATGATGAAGATGATGAAGATGATGATGATGAAGACCTTGACGAGGATGACTTTGAAAATTTTATTGTGGAGGAGGACGATGAGGATGAAGAGGATAATTTGTCTAGTCCTCAAAAAATCCGAAAGGTCGTTGCCGAACTCTTTCCTTCAAAGTATATGAGCAAGCGAGTAAAGGCTGACCGTAAAATGGAACAATGCGCAAATAAGAAGATACAAGCAAAGTCGGGCTATAATACACGCAACCGATCCAATAAATCGATTTCGGAGAGTGAAAGTGAGGACGATGACGACGTCGATGAAGACGATGATGAAGACGAAGATGAAAAACGTAATTCTTCGAAAAAGGTCAAATCTAGAACTTCTTCCAACAAGTCGAAGAATAAAAAAGATAAAAAAAGTAAGAAGAGCAAAGAATCATCATCTGATAGTGAAGAAGATGATGATGATGAATCTGATAACGATGAATCTGATGAAGACGACGACGAAGATTCTTCCGACAAGAAGAAACAAAAGATTAACATTATCTTTGGGTTTGGACCCGGTGGACAGAACGGCGACGAAGAAGAAATGGAGGACGAACACGCACTGTTGGACGAAGAAGACTGCGGCACGGATGATGAAAAAATGTTTATGAAGGAGACTTATCAGGCCATTGACATGCCCGAACAAATTTTGCGCGAACACAAAAAAACGAAAAAGACGGACAAGCACAAGAAAAGGGTCAAGCCGGTGGTCTCTGACGATACACATGCGGAGAACAAGTCTAAATTTGAGACGGAATACAAGGAACTGACCGAAATGAAGAAATATTTGGCGGAAAATTTGAAGCGTAATCCGCAGAGTAAGATGTGGTTAAAATCCCTCAACGAGTGTAATAACACGATCAACAAGCTGGTCAAAAAGGAACGCGCAAAGAACACCAAAGAGTATCACAAAATGATTCATTGCCAAGATCGCAAGTTTACGAGCGAAATCGACTATTTTAAGAAGAAGCTGTCTAATCAGGAGCAACAGCGGGTCATGAAGGATCTCAAGTCTATCAACGATCTCATTCAGATTGATAAGCCTTATCGCCTCTCGTTGTTAGAGTCCAATATTCCCGGAAAATACAAGGCCACGGTTCTTCAAAAACTCAATATTTTGAAGACGATGGAACCCGGCGACCCCGAGTATTATAAAATGAAAAACTGGATCGACACGTTTATGCGGATTCCGATTGGGGTCTACAAATCATTGAGCGTGAATATGTCCGACGGCCAGGAGCGGTGTCAAGATTTTATGGAAAAATCCATTCAGACCCTCGACAATTGCGTCTACGGTCTCAATGATGCCAAGATGCAGATTATTCAGATGATTGGTCAGTGGATGACCAACCCGGCATCTATGGGAACATCTATTGCCATCAAGGGACCACCGGGTACGGGCAAAACGTCCATCGTCAAGGACGGTATCAGCAAAATCTTGGGGCGTGAATTTGCGTTTATTGCGTTGGGGGGCGCCGGTGATGCCAGCTTCCTCGAGGGCCACTCCTACACTTACGAGGGTTCGACCTGGGGAAAAATTATCCAAATCATCATTGACAGTAAGTGTATGAATCCGGTCATTTATTTTGACGAATTGGATAAACTGAGCGAGTCGTCGCGGGGGGTCGAAATTGCCAGTATTTTGACCCATTTGACGGATACGACTCAGAATTCGGAATTTCACGACAAGTATTTCTCGGAGATGAGCTTTGATTTGAGCAAGTGTCTCTTTATTTTCAGTTACAACGACGAAAGCAAGGTCAACCCCATTTTGAAAGACCGCATGTACCGCATTCAAACCAAAGGCTACAGCGCCAAGGAAAAAATCACAATCGCGAAGAATTACATGTTGCCCAAGATTCGTGAACAGGTGAATTTCGACGAGGGAATGATTATTATTCCCGACGATACCCTCGAGTATATTATTACCAAGCCATCGTTTACGAAGAATGAGGAGGGGGTGCGTAATCTCAAACGCTGTCTCGAGATTATTCACACCAAGCTGAATCTGTTTCGCTTGATCAAACCGGGCAACGAAATGTTTGCTAAGGAGATCAAATTACAGGTGGAATTTCCCTTTACCGTTACTCGCAGCCACGCCGATCTTTTAATCAAGGACGATGAACCCCACAATCATAGTATGTTGGCAATGTATATGTAAAAAACATAAAAAACATAAAAAACATAAAGACTGCTATTGTGATCATGTAACAAGGTATATAATATTTTTTCATGGAACAATACGATCGAGACCCTAATTCTGACGAGACCAAAATTTTGATTCGGGTAAAATCTATTATGGACCATATTCCGGCAAATGAGCAATCAATTGAATATAAATTTATTGTTCAAATGATTCATACTTTGATAGAACAGACGTGTCAACACGAAATCGTCAGAGATTTGATTGACATTTCACCCGATAAAAGCGAAACTATTTATTACTGTAGACATTGTTCGCATTGTTATGACGTATTCAAGCGATGATGGGGGATTTATTTTCCCATTTGGAAATCACCCCCCGTGGCGTTTCCACCGCGAGTCTTCAGTAATTGTATTTGCGAGGCATTTAAGCAAAGAGGGCCCTGGGAATTGGTTAAATTGGAAGAAACTGACGCGCAATTCGCGTTTCCGGGAGTATCGCTAAACACATCGATTTTGTAGCCCGCATAATTTGACGAGGTCACATCAACACTGGGATTAGAAGTAAACCCCTCGGACATTGCCGCATTCGAAGACGGGGTCATTCCATTCATGATATCTTTTAACATCTTGGTCGCGGTATCCTGGTCAATGGGCCCATTTCCCCCATTCATCGCCGGGGACAATGCTAAAGTATTTGCCGTCGGCGTCATACCATCCGACGTCATGCCCTCATAAGGGCTACCCACATTATATTGGTACGGAACAAAATTAACGCACGACCGCGACATGGAAACCGCGATTAAAAAAATCAAAATAAATGCCAAAAAAATATAGGTGAAATTCATTTTCATTTTATGAATATACATATTCATAAGATTTTTGCCCTAGATATTGTGTATTCCCAGATAATTACACCTAGTATCCCGAATTTCTCAAAATATCCGGCGCCGTATTTGTTACGCTAGGCACCGCACTTGTGGGCTTATTTAATTCCGGCAATGTACTGGAATCGAACGCTGTATAAATTTTTTGAATGGTCGACGTATTTGCCACTAAACTGTTTCGTATTGATGTAAATATTTTACTCAGAGGATTGATTAACGGTTTATATTTATCGTCAGTCTTGAGTATCGTTATTTGGGCATTGATATTCGTTAACGACGATAACAAACTATTCACAAAGTTTTGGAATTTGCTTTGGTACGTCTTGTAATAGGTTTCCAGTGTTTTTATATTACTATTTTGTAATTTCTGTAATCTACCAACAATAGTGTTCATAGAAATTAATGTATTATTCAAGAAATCGAACTTGTTTGTGTTGATTTCCTGTATTGCGTTTTCACGCGACAGTATATTCATAATTTCTGATGCGTGATCTTGCTTATATGTATTCACCGCGGTCAGATTCTTTTCATATAACTTATTGTAAGACGCATCCACCATGTTTCCTACCGCTACATTTAAGGCGCTCTCTAGAGAATTGTTCATAATATTCGTGTAATCCAAATGATCTGCCGGCGGGGTGGGAAATAATTTTTGTCTGGTCAGGTTCATAATTATCACACAAAATACAATGAAACCTATTATTACCACGATAAACATCATCATGCTACTTGAATTGCGGGTATTGTAAGAAATGGGTATAAAGGTGTTTGCCTCCTCCATCAATAATAATCGACCTATATACATATTATACTTATCAAGTTTTACATCATTTGACCACGCAAATACCTTACTCGTTCTCATTGTGTTATACCATGGCCGCTACAGCATTCGCGCTCATAGCCTGACTGTTGATGTTTTTTCCGGCGTTGTTGTATTGTTTGAGGAGTTTGGTTAAATCGCCATTTTCCAGGGTATTGGAGGATTGTAACACGCCGTTGGTGAGGTATGAACTCAATACTACGGATCCTAAAATCTTGGATATCGCACCTTGTATATTTGTTATTGTACCTGTCAGTTGAGCAGTAAGTTGAGCAGTAGCACCCGAGGTAGGAGGGGTTCCCGTAATATCAACGCTCTTTTTCTGTAGTCCTTCACCGATGCCGACCAATTTGCCAACATTTTTCTCCAAATCAACTATTTTTTTATACGTCACACTTTCAGTGTCTGAGCTGACACTATTATATGCGCTTTGTACACATTTGTTAAAGGTGTCGGCGGAATTACTACCCAAAAATGGCGATAACATAAAATTTGCTCCTTTACATTTACTTGCTTCCCATGTTATCAATGTGTAGGTAACTTTAAATATTAAAAACGCAAATCCGGCAATGATGATAATAATAGCAAGAATGTTTGGCACATTCGCGCTAGGTTGAATATAATAAATTGCCGATGATTTTATCGGAATGATTGGTTTAGTATCGGCCATTTATTATTCGGGTATAACAATTGTATATACCATAAAACAACATAAAATATTGCGTATGATTTACTGTATATTTTGGTATCATGAGCAATTTCTCCATCAATCAAGATGAGCGGTTGAACCTGAAACGTATGATCAACGAGACAGAGTGTGAAGACAACACCGAAAATATTCGGAAATTGAAACACAGTGTTCTTATTCGTCGCGACATTACTCTATTACAGAATCTTCGTAAAGATCCCGCATTCAATGACATGAAATTGAAGGATCCCGAGGGGTTTTTAAACCATTGTCGCAACGAGTGTGTATTTCTGTTTTCCAATTATACCGACATTTTCAACAAAATCTGTAAGGACGAACTAAACATGGATATCATGTGGAACGTTTTGGAGGTTCTTCGTGCGATTGAAGACGGTGCCGTGGATCAACACGAAGGTTCCGTCGTCTTTGGCAAACTGTTGAAGAAAATGTATATTGATTCGGCCGTGCGCCGGGGGGACAATTTGGACAAGGAACATATTGTGGAACCGCCCGTATATGTGGATCCCAAGCCCATTTCGTGGAAAGAGTTTAAACGGACCTTGTAAAAATTGATTTGAGATATTCGTACTACATAAATATCAAACATGTCGTCTTTCGTAAACATGGATAAAATTGTCTCTAAAATGCCTATGGGGCGGTTTGCGGTATTGAAGATTGCGTTTGATGACACCTCCGTTTCCGATTTTTATAAACGCCAGTATCATGATCATATTGAGAAACACAATGCGGAAATGGCTAGTGCGGGATTTCCCAATTCGGGGTTTGACCTCTTCGTCTTGAATGAGCATGTTTTCACCCCGGAATTACGGTCCACGTTTATTGATCACGGCATCAAAACGGAGATGCTTTACTACGATTCCGCGGTCAAGACGTTTGAACCCGCCGCATTCTTCTTGGCTCCTCGTTCGAGTATTTCTAAAACTCCTCTTATCATGTCTAACCACATGGGAATCATTGATTCCGGATACCGAGGTAATCTGTTGGCGGCGGTGAAATTCTTACCCGCTCCGCACGAGTTGGAATACCAGTTGAAGTCGAATACTCGGCTTTTCCAGGTATGTCATCCGACCCTTTGCCCAATTTATGTGGTCGTGGTAACCGAATCGGAACTCTCCACCACCGCACGTGGAGCAGGAGGGTTTGGATCTACCGGTGTGTAAAAAACTATTCGAAAAAAACAAAAATATAATGTTCTGAAAACAAAAAAACAACCATTTGGGTTGTTTTTTTGTCTGTATAAATCGTGTAATCCTTTGGAACTTTGCGCTTATCTCCATAACAACTGGTGAACCAGCGCAGAGGGAATCGGACGTTTGTCTTCCGAAATATCAACCGTTACAATCTCTCCGTCCGATCCATACCACGAGTGTCGGCGATTTTTACCACTTTTCATAATAAAGTAGAACATGCGTCCCACATTCGAAATCAGGTCAATGCGCACGCGAAACCCGTACAGAATTACATTATAATACTCATCGTCTACGACAGGTTGATGTATATTTTCTCTGGGTGACATGTAGGGGTTGTATTTACGCGGACAAGGCTGGGTTATGAAGGAGCCGATTTTCAAATTCATCTCCCCGTACAACTCCAACTCCCGGGACAATTCGTGTAGTCCAATTGTACGCGGGACATTACGAACGCACAGATTGACGTATTTGTAAGACGACATGGTAAGCGGATGCCTGTTATTGTTATTTTGGTAATACCACTTCAATTTTTGTTACAGTATGTATATATCGTTACCAGGTTCCATTCTTCGTCCGATAATTTTTGAAAAAACGCAAAATTGTCAAATTTCAGGGAAAAATAGTATTTACCGCAGCTATTACACAGTATACTGGTACCCTCGTCCGTGAATTTAATGTCACATACCACCCCGCCAAACGACAATTTCGGGTAATAATTGGGGTCGTTGTCTACATTTTTCTTTATCCAGCGCGCATATTTACCACGATAAATATCGCAGACTTTTTTTACATATCGGTACCTCTCCAGTTTAAGCGAATAAGTTTCAACCAATTCGTCCGGTAACTCCAGCGCTTCAATGGCTTCGCGTTTTTCCTCGGCAATATCACCGAGCGTTTTGTTTTCCAAATAATCTATTTTCTCCGTGGACGCCAATAGCGCATCAATGTCCAAGGTAGGGGTCTCGGCCAATTCTTTGCGTGCCATTTCAAACAGTTCACCAACGCGGATGGATGTATCCATCTCGAGGGGAAACACCGTCAAGTTATCCTAGTATACGAAAATATTATTATATCTTTTGCGATTTGTAATAAAGTGTTCTTATTATAGTGGTTTACATGGAAACACGCCGTTCTTCGGAAGAAATAGATGCTCAAGACATTGTTTTGAACGAAGATGTGGCCGTCATTCGCGATATTTATCTCGTAAAAAAATGGCTGGGCAACGGTAAATTTGGCTCGGTTTATCAAGCGGTGGATATTACCGATGACCAACTTGTCGCCATTAAAATGGAAAAAGCCGACGCAGAATATTCTTCCATCAAACACGAAGTGCGTATCATGAGTTATTTATTCCGACACCGATTCCGGCAACTTCCGGATGTCCACTGGTACGGAAAACAATCCGGGTTTATTCACATGGTCATGTGTTATTACGAACGCAATTTGGATCAGTTGGACACTCTTTCGCACCATCAGATGCGGCAATGTCTTCAAATTTTAAAGATCATACATGGACTCTTCGTCATTCATCGCGACATAAAACCACAAAATTTCATGTTAAAGGGGGACAAAATCCATCTGATCGACTATGGCCTGGCCACCTTTTATGTCGGAGACGACGGAGAACACGTTCCTAATAAAAAGCAGGACACAATCACCGGTACACCTAAATTTGTCAGTTATTACAACCATGTGGGGCAATTACCGAGCCGGCGCGACGATTTGATTTCTCTCGGATATTTATTCTTCTACATGTTGAATCGGAAATTCTTGCCATGGTCCTCCCCGCATAGTGACGTCTCGCAAAAGTCTTACGCTATTCGCGTTACCCAAATGAAATCGTGGGAAAATATTTCTATACTTACCCGCGGGGGGGGCAAGGAGGGCTCGGACAACTTTCTCCATGCGTTTATGAATCATTGTTATCATTTGGACTATTCTGCTGTTCCCGACTACGACTATTTGTCCACACTATTTGGATGATTTTTTCACAAAAAGACAAATGTTCTCGTGATTATCCCCGGTATCCACGTTGACTGCCACGGTCTTGTTCCACATGGGTCGTATGGCACCCTTCTTCGCAAATCCGTGTTTTTTTGTGATTTCTACCATGTCCTGTACCAGATTTATGTTCGGACGTTCGGATTCTTGGTAATTGGAAATAATATAACACAGTCGCCCACCCGGCTCGAGTACGTGCCAACACATTTGGATCGTTTTCTCCCAATATCCCTGTAGCCATTCTTCGTATGTCTGGTAGCGCTCGGTGCTCTGTTTTTTTCCCGGGTACAATTCCAGACGATAATAGGGCGGACTGAAAAACACCACGTCGAAATAATTCTTATATTTCCGCATAAAGGCGGGATGAGTTAACAAATTCTCCGAGGGTTCACACCATATTGTGCTAGCCTTTTCTGGATAAAAGGTCCGCGCAAATTTTTCGGTTTTTTTACATACACTCGGTATGATGTCGTTACCTACATATTCGATAACATGGGGACACTCCATGAACCCGTAGCAATACGAGGACCAACCCAATGTGGGTGTGAATATCCGGGTTCCTTTCAACAGCCGGTGATTCAGCGAATAAATCACGTAAGGGTTCAATATGGATGCGCGAAAATAAAAGGAAGAAAACACGCTCCCTATTCGCCCATTTTTCGCATAAAAACGCGCACTGGGAGTCAATATCTTGTAATCAATGACACGGTGGTTGTATAAATCATCTAAAACCGTTAAAAATGATTTGACGTTGTCTATCCCCGATTTGGTGTTTTTCAAAATGTCTTTGTAATACATGTTTCGTATCACATTTTTGTATTTCACCTCGGCATTGTTGTTGATATTGCCCATAAGCATGGGACTCTCTCGTATAGAAAGTGGTAAAAGCGGTTTCAGTGATGTGTCGTAAAATCGTCCCAAATATTCTTCGCGGTTCTCAATGTGGTTAAACAACACCCGCAAATCTTCTACAGGTATTTCGTGCGTTTTCGCATATTTTTTCAACGGTATCAGGGTACGGCCGGATTCCACACGATAATTGCTTAAAAAATCCGACCACGACATTTTTGGGTACCCCGAAAATAATCCTATAAAATCCGACCTTGTAACAAAATACATCTATATTATGAATAGATGTATTTTTTCACCCTTGAAGGGTGTTAGTGTGGTATGTCTAACAAGAAGACGGCGCCGTCGGGGCAGTCGGACGCTTACGACGCTTCACCTCCGAATAACCATCGGCGTCTGACGATGCGCTACGATGAGAAGGACGCGGCTGATAATCACCCGAATCATCGCGGTAATTGCTGTAAGAACGCCCGCCGCTCTGCTGATGCTGCGATCTAGAAGGAAAGGAGTTGTTCATACGGTGCGTGTCACACATCAAAATACCCTCCTTGATACCCGACACATCCGACGCATGGTACTCGTGGTTCTCACTCTCCGACTTGATCAACTTGAACTCCACATACTCTCCCTGGACCAAATACTTGTATTGCTGAGACTCGCCGCGAATTGAAGAAAAATGCACAAAAATGTCCTTGTCCTTATGGTCACCCTCGCAAACGGTAATAAATCCAAAACCGGATTTGTTATTAAACCACTTGACACGACCAAGCAGACGGGAATCGGTAACGGCAGAATCAGACATGTTTGATGGAATTGAGAGAAAAAGATTTATACGGTATAACCTGTATACCCTATTTATTGGGCACCTTTTTAAATTGATTTGTAAAATAATATATTTCTTTACTGTATAGTATCATGGCCGCACTTCAGTTTACCAACAAAATGGGTTCCGCGATTTTTCTCATATTGGCGTTATTGTTATCGCTGGTTTTAGGTACTTTTTCGTTTTTACAACCCCATGACGCCAAAGCTTCCCTACCCGTAATCGGAGACATAGCATTGATCCCCACCAGCTAATTCAGCGTATCCAATATGTCCATGTATTTAAATGTCGCGCGGTTTGTCATACTAGGATAAGTCGCTCCTTCCGTTTTTTTCAACTTGGAAAGATGATGTATCGCCGGTATAATTTTCTCGATCCAGTCTTCGCGGTCCTTCAATAAAGACACACTCTGCGAAATCAAAATAAACAAATTCTCGGTTATCTCCTCCACTTCATTCGTCTTGCCCGATTCACCGGCATATTTCAATATCGCCTTTTCCAGATAAATAATCGTCTCCAAAATCGCATTCTCGCTCAAAATACCCTTTCTCATCAAATTCACAATAAACAGCGTCATCGCCTTTCGTGTATCGTTGGTCTTGGTATATTTACAGTATCCATCGTAGTCCTGGTTCGGGTCCGTGTAATGGATCTCGTGCAAGGACGAACGGTAATTTTCCAACAAATCCTCAATGTTCGCCTGAAATTGCCCGAATTCGCCGATCAATTTTTTGTAAAGTTCCGCGTATATTTCCGACAGAATCTTGTTGGAACTCGCAATATCAAAAATCATTTTGGCTATTTTCTTGATTTGATCGCCGTTACCATCCACGATTGACTCGACAATCTCTTGTATTAGCTCCACAATCATTGAACATTGCGTCTCATAATTTTTTGTTGTCAATTTGTTCAGTGCCATACGGACCTCCGTAATCGTTTTGTCCGCATCGGACCTTACCAACTTCGGGGTCGCTTTGAACGATTTTCCCGCATTCCAGTTGTCATTTTCATCCTGTGAACGCCTCTTTTCCGACGAAATTTTTCCGTGTGTACGGCGATCGTGTACCAGGGGTTTTTCCGTATTCTTGCGCACCGGCTTTTCGCCCGTTTCTTGCGTCTGCGCAAATTGTTGGATTATTTTATCTAAATCGCCAATCCTTTGCTGCGTATCTTCCTCTAAAAAATCTGCGTAACAATTTAGTATTTCCTGACGTATTGTGAGTATTTGCGCCAGGTTATACTTTTGCGGTGATACTGTCATGTCTCTTCTATTATAACTAAGTATATTTTTATATCGTTGCGTTTGTAGATTATTACAATAATGTTGGATAAGTACATATCTATATTTATCTCACAACCATGGATTCTTGGAAACAAACCATTCATTTGTATGATGAAAAGTATGATCTGGGTTTGGGTAAAATGATGGGCTGGGAAGACAATGTTACGGATCACAAGTCCGTCGACGAACCCCTACTTTCGGTCTTTAAATTGCCCATCACGTACTTGCCAGAAGATACGGTACGCCCCCTGTCCGAACTCGTGAGTACGGATTTAGAAATGGTCGCCGGTTCTCCCGAACACAAAGGAATGTACGATTATATGTTACAACCTCAACACGATTTCGCCAAAAATCTCATTACTGACTGGAATCAGCATTTCACCACCGATACGGAATTCTTGTCCAACAGTCAACAGGTTCTCCACAACATGCCCCAGTATTTAGAAGGCATGGCTACTCCGGAACCATATGTTTTCTCCCAAGAAAAATGTGAGAAAATAATGGAAATCTGGAACGACACCAAAAAAGACCCCGATTTTCTGGAAAAATATTGCTACATCGAGTGGGACATGGTGAAATATTTGAATAAGTCGCCCTATTTTCTCCAGTCGCTGTCAATTATCAATATGACCGCGCCCATCATGAGCTTCATTATCCCCATCATTTTCCTCATTTTCCCGTTTATCATCCTTAAAATACAAAATGTCCCCATCACCTTTCAAATGTATTTTCAGGTTCTCAAGGATATTGCCCGCCACCACTTTATTGGGAAAACCATCTCCAGTCTACAGTCACTCAGTTGGGATAAAATCATCTACATACTCATTACTGTGGGGCTGTATTTCCTACAGATTTATCAAAACATCAATCTGTGTTGCCGATTTTACCGCAACATTCACCGCATCAATTCGCACTTGACCGAATTGCGCGATTATTTGGGGTATTCCATTCAAAGCATTCAGAATTTCGTGAAAATAACGGAGAACCTGCCGAGTTACAAGAATTTTACCGATATTGCGCATAAACACTGCTTTGTTCTCCAAAAATTTTATGCGGATCTGCTACCCATACGACCCTTTGAACCCGGGTTCTTTAAAATCACCGAGATTGGCTATCTGTTGAAATGTTTTTATGAACTTCATTCCGATCCCCACTATGAAGAAAGCATACGGTATTCCATGGGTTTTGAAGGATATGTTAACAATTTGCGGGGCATTCACGATAACCTGGTACACGGGCACGTTGCGTCAGCCAATATTCATTCTACCCCCTCTACGACCAATGTCAAAAAACAGTATTACCCCCCGCACGTCGGCAAGGAACACGTTAAAAATACGTTTGATCTCAGTAACAATGCGATTATTACCGGGCCGAACGCTTCCGGTAAAACCACCATGTTGAAGGCGACCACCATCAATGTCATATTCACCCAACAATTTGGCGTGGGATTTTATACCTCTTGCGATCTTACACCATATACGCATATTCATTCCTATTTGAACATACCCGATACCTCGGGCAGAGACAGCCTCTTCCAGGCCGAATCACGCCGCTGTAAGGAAATTATCGACATTATCCATCAGCCGTATCTCGATACTTCTGTAGAAAGGGTCGCCAAACATTTCTGTATTTTCGACGAGCTTTATTCGGGGACGAATCCGAGCGAAGCCACCAAGTCCGCCTACGCCTTCTTGTTGTACCTTTCCAAATTTCAAAACGTCGATTTCATACTCACCACCCACTACGTGTCCTTGTGTAAGAAACTCGAAAAGAAGCTGGAGAAAAAGGCCGCGCTGAAAAAAATTGTCAATTACAAAATGGATGTGGTGGAGAACAACGAAACGGGCAAGGTGAAATACACCTATTTAATGAAAAAGGGCATTTCGAAAATACAGGGGGCCGTCTTAATTTTAGAGGAGATGTGTTACCCCAAAGAAATCTTGGATGAGATGCGAAAAAATTCTGTATAAAAGTATTTTGAAAATTTTAAAAATGGACATTTTTAAAATGTCCATTTTTGAAAAAAGGCGGGAGACTTTTGTTTTTACACTTTCCAGATTTTCGTAAAATTGGTATTCACAGCATTATGGTAACAACACAGAATTTGTAATTTATTATTATGCTGTAGAAAAATATTGTCGTAACTATTCTTTATTACGAAAATTTTTTGTATAATCAACCGTATAAAGTTATCTTGGTTGATTATATTATGACTACAATAGTAAAACAAACGTTTTATTGTAAATATTGTGATCATTCATGGTACAGAAAGTATGATATTGAACAGCATTATAAAACGAAAAAACACACGAAAAACGAAAAAAAAGGTTTAGAAAACGAAAAAAAAAGTTTAGAAAACGAAAAACGACCTAGAGTTGTTCTATTTACAATGTTCAAAGGTGTAAAATATACACCTTATATAATATAGTCTTATGGTTCATTCGCAAATAAACAGGCAATTGGTTTACCCAGAAGATTCCGCCATTGAAAAGAAGGATCATAATTTTCAACCACATAAATATCCCACGGAAATCAGCTTTGATGACGATGAACTACCCGCATCTGTTAAATTCTATCTCACGTTTGGTAGAAAAAATGGGGCATTTTTAAAAAGTCATCACATCATTTATTATCCCGTGTATTTGGTCGCCAAAAATGTGGTTCTTTCTAAGATTGGGGTCTTGGAAATTGAACCCGAACATGAAAAGACCATCGCCGGCGATGACGACACGATCGATCCCGACAAGTTGGAATCGCCGCCCCTCTTTTTCTCTTTTTTGACCAGGGGATATTTGTCTTCCAAAGATGCGATTGTATTGACGGGTGATGACGATGACGATGACGACGATACACGTTCCGATACCTCGACCGAGAACTCGGATTCAGACGCCGAAACCAAGGGGGAGAAAGACGACACCGACAACATATTTAACTTGCCCGCCTTTAAAATGGATAAAATTAAACCCCCCAAAACGTCCGACACATCACCGTTTCGTAAGGATCCCTCCACCAAAATGCCCAAACAACTGGTCGAGGAGACCAAAGCCATGGCAGAAGACATTCGGTCAAAATTCGAAGAATCTTCGAAAACGGAATGGATCGAAATTTTCATGAAAAACAACCATTATGGGATCCAAGACAACGAGGGTGGAGGCGACTGTTTGTTTGCGGTCATCCGTGACGCATATCAGGAAATTGGTAAAATGACCACAATTGACAATCTGCGCGCGCTTTTAGCCGACGAAGTCACCGACGATATATTTCAACAATATCGTACGATTTATTTAGATATCGAAGACGGGATGGTTGAAAATGACCGGGAAATGGCCGACCTTACACGCATGTTGAAAGAATACAAACGTCGCATTCATTCTTCTGAAAAAATAACCAAAAGCGATCACGAAGAGATCCTCCAACAGGCCGAAAAAGCCAAAAAAAAACGGGAGAACCTTAAAAAGGAAAATTACGAAAATAGCGCGTATTTACGGTACAATTTCGGATTCATGAAAGACATTCATTCGTTGGACGCCTTTCGCGAATACATCAAAACATCCAGTTTTTGGGCCGATAGCTGGGCAATTAGCACCCTCGAAGATAAACTCAATTGTAAATTAATCATCTTATCCGAAGAATCCTTTGTCGACGGTTCTCCCGATTCGGTCCTGAATTGCGGCGAAATTTCTCCCGGTATTCAAAAAAAGGGGAACTTTGTACCCGATTTTTACATCATGACTTCTTACAGCGGTCTTCATTATCGTCTCATCACCTACCGAGGAAAGAAATTGTTCGATTTTTCCGAGATACCCTACGATGTTAAGATTTTGATTATCAATAAATGTATGGAGCGTAATTCCGGTGGGTTTTATTTAATACAGGATTTCCGCAATTTAAAGTCGAAAATTGGGCTCAGTGCCGACGAAGGCAAACCCGACGATGATGAAGGAAGCGACGATGCTTATTTGTCTGCCTTGTATGATCCGACTACCGTGTTTGTTATCGACATTCGCGCGCCTACCACGAAAGATCCGGGAACGTCCGCACAGGGTGAGAAAATACCTGTCGGCAAGAAACTTTTGTACCGTAAACTTGCGAAAATAAAGGCGTGGCGGCGGCAATTGGATGATTCTTGGACGGAAGCCCCGTTCACGCTCGACGGTAAACGGTGGGCATCGGTCGTACACTATTACCAGGGCGCAAAATTTCGCAAACAACATCCCGATTTTTATGCCAAGTTCTCCTTGGATGCGCGAGACAGCGAATTCAATGAGGACGTGGCGGCGGCCCGAACGGCCGGACGCAAAACTAAGAACAAATACCGCCCGGCCAATGTGAATATTGACCCCGATTTTTACAACGGAGAACGCAGTCTAGCCGAGCGACACCTGGCTCTCAAAGCCAAATTCGAAGGTAATCTGGATTTGAAAGAAGCCTTGTTACTCACGGGACAGGCCAAACTTGTCACGTTTGTTCGACAAGCCCCGGGGGAAATCGATGTCGCTCTCATGACACTCCGAAAGGAATTCTCCCGCGCATAAACTGCCAATTTCCTGGGTTTTTGTGTGTTTTTATTACTTTGGAAGGTTCTCCCAGAATCAACAATAAAAGTAGTCGAGATGTGTTGTTCCTTGATTACATTCCATGAGGAAGCGTTCCCAGCGGCCTTTTCAGATGGCCAAACGGGAGAACCCATCTACAAAATACTTGAAATTTGCGTGTCGTTATGCCCACCTAAGAGCACCGAAGGTGCTCAAGGTTGAGACCCCAACGGGGTCTATGACCCAACAGGTGGGCATTTCCAAGGGAGGTTCGTACAAGGAACCGTAGGTTCCTGTTTTTTTTCGAATTATATTGTATCTAACCAACATACAATATATTTCATGAAATTAGGAAAACAATCCCAAATACTGGAAGATTTTGTGGGAGGCATTGTTTCCAATTCTCCATTTCCTAAAACAAAAAAACAATTATTGTCACCCATGTCCCGTTTATTTTTAAAACGCCTCTTGGACCGGCTACGCATTGCTTACAACCATTTTCGTCACGACCTTTTAACGAAAATAGCCTTCCCTACAAATACGTGGCAGCAATCCGACCTGTTTACCAGCATTCCCGCGGACATACGCGATATCATTGTCTGTTCTCCAAAAACAGTCCAATCTTACGAATTTACGGTTGGTTCTCGCAATGTACGTATCCACATGCTTCTTCCCGGTCGCGACCAACGAGCGAGACAACAAACGCAAGACTATTTCCTCCACACGGCGATACTCACGTGGCTCTGGTTTCACACAGTTTCGGAGAACATCCAGGATGGATGCGCACAATCACTGGACATTTATTTGTATTTAACACGCCACTACAAAATGAAACCGGAAAAGGGTGCCATTAATATCATCCATGCGAACACGGCCTACACGAGAACATGCACGCCTACCGCGGTAATACAGATATTTCGCGAAGAGGAATGGTTCAAAGTTCTCGTCCACGAGACTTTTCACACTTTAGGGTTGGATTTCTCCGACATGCCGGAATTTACTACTCACTACTGTAAAACCCTCCAAAATATGTTTCATGTAAAAACTGACGGGCTCCTCTTTGAAACCTATTGCGAAATCTGGGCAACAATCGTCAACACCATGTTTGTGGCGGCCTTTTCCGCAGGCCCCGTGAGAACCCTGGAGAATAACAGCAAAATAATAACAAAAATGGAGAACATGTTCTCCACGGAATCACAATATTCGCTGTTTCAAAGTGCCAAGGTTCTCCGTCACATGGGCATATCTTATGCCGATTTTATCCATCCCGACACACCGGCATCCCAGGCCAAACTCCGACAGTATCGAGAACATACCAATGTCCTTTGTTATTATGTATTAAAATCCGTGTTATTGTACCATCTGGACCATTTTTTACAGTGGTGTTGGGTACATAACGACGGTTCTCTACGGTTTGTGAAAACCCCGGGCAATTTGAAATCGTTTTATGCGATGATACGACACCTATACCGCAGTCGGATGTATGTGAAAGAACACCTTCATATGGAAACCCATGTCAAACATGGAGAACACGGATTTGAACAACGCACCCTGCGCATGACTATTTATGGATAATAATGCGGTTGCGGTTGCGGGGGACCAAGGTCCCCCTAAGCGCGGCAAAGCCGCGCAAGGTTGAGGTCCGAAGGACCTCTGACCCGCACGCCCCCTCCTTTACGGGAACCCAGCGGGTTCCCTAAGATGCCCGCCTTCGGCGGGCATCGCAGTTAGTATATTTTCACAGTTATACAGGAAGGAGGGGGCGTGCGGGTCAGAGGTCCTTCGGACCTCAACCTTGCGCGGCTTTGCCGCGCTTAGGGGGACCTTGGTCCCCCGCATAAAATTGATTTCAACCGCGACAGGTTCAATTCAACTGACCAAAAATGGGAATTAAAAACCTCAATAAATACCTCTTAGAAAAATGCTCGGATCACGCTATCAAAAAAAAACACATTTCCATCTTCTCGGGAAAAACCCTGGTAGTCGATACAAGCATCTATTTGTATAAATTTATGGAAGAAAAGTCCCTCATCGAAAACATGTACCACATGATTACGGTGTTTCGGCACTACAAAATCTCCGGTATATTTGTCTTTGACGGTAAACCACCCAAAGAAAAAGACGAACTCATTCAAAAACGCAAAATACAAAAAAAAATCGCCGAAGAACGTTATCACCAACTGAAAAACAGCATGAATTTGTTGGAAGACATTCAACCAGAATTGGCGATTGAAATGGAAAAATTACGCCGCCAGTTTATTCGTATCCACCCCAACGACATTAAAGAAGTGAAAGCCCTCATGGATCACTACGGTGTCGAGTATATAGACGCCGAGGGGGAAGCCGACAAGGTCTGTGTAAAAATGGTCATGGATAAAAAGGCCTGGGCCTGCGTCAGCGACGACATGGATATGTTTGTTTACGGCTGTAAACGCGTTATCCGTAACATCGATCTCCTACAACACACTGCTATTTATTACAATTTAGACAACATTCTGCGTGAATTACAGTTGCCCCTACAAGATTTTCGCGAAATTATGATTTTATCGGGAACCGACTATAATTTACACCAAAAAGTCACTCTCCACAAATCCCTCAAATATTACCAAGATTACAAACAAACCCTCTCTCCACCATCCCCTAATCTGGCTACGAAAACTACCCCCGATCGCAGTTTTTACGAATGGTTGTCCCAAAACCACATCAGTAATGCCGATACCCTCTACCATATTTATAACATGTTTGCGATGGAAACCGGCGCAGAAGGAGAGGCCGCAAAATACATGTTGGTCAAGACCAAAAAACTGGTGAATTGGACCAAATTGCGCGAATTTCTCGCCAACCACGGGTTTGTCTTCATTTGACAGAAAAATATCTCTTCAATATATCGCAAGACCGAATGTTTTGGGAATGTTTGGCGGCCTCTACCATATATGGCGTTACCCCCCTCATGGAAAAACACATACTAAATTTCATCGAAATTGAGAGCTTCATCCTCCTGAACGGGCTCATCCTTTTTCTTTTTTGCGCAACTTACTGGATATTTTTCCACAAAAATAGAATGTGGAAAGACATTGAAATCGTCAAAAACGACCCCACCTTGATGGTTTTGATCGTATTGACCTGTTTACTCATTTATGTGGCCGCGACGTTCTTTTACATGCAGGTCATCAAAGGTCACAAAACCTATGTAGCTACCTCCATCATTGCTTCCTACCCTATCATTACCGTGATTTTAGGGTACTTGCTCTTCAATGAAAATGTTACCTTAAGCCATCTGTTGGGTGTATTTCTCGTCATTGCGGGGATTGTTCTCCTCAGCTTACCAACGTAATAATTCAAGACAATATACTGGCTATATACGAGCCCTGATAGTCCTCGACGCCCGTGTGGGTCAAATTAATCGACACATCAATGAAAATCTCGCCGCCCATCTTGGTCCAACGGTGGCAAAACAACCAATCCTCCGAATAATAATGCCCGTCTTCCACCCCACAATCAAACAACGCATACGCAAACTCGTTCTCCTCGGGCTTCAGAAAATGAACATCGTCTACATATTTTGTCGACGGGAACGCCTCCATCATTTTCTCGATAGTGTTGCGCTTTATCATCATGAAACCCGTGGCCGTGTGTTTCACCTTGGCCAGGTTCTCGTCAATCGACAAATAATTACCCAAATAGTTGATGTTGTAAGTCAACAACTTGTTCTGAATAAACGTCTCGTCGTTTACCAACCCCTTCAACTGAGACGTGTTTTTCGTCTTAATCCACGATTGTACAATGTCCGACCGGTAGGGATTCATTGGATCGCTCACCAACTTTTCCCAGTGATAATGCTTCAGAGGATACACACCACCCACCACCGCCTTGTCCGCGATTAATAACTTCAGAATCGATGTAGGGTCCCACGTAATGTCCGCATCAATAAACAAAATATGGGTCATGCGTTTGTCGTTCATCGCCCGTGCTACCAAATTGTTTCGCGCACGCGACACGAGACTGTCGTTCTTACAGAATTCAACCTGGATGTCTACCCCCATTTCACGCAAGACGCTCAACGTATTAATCAGACACGACACGTAATTCACAAAACACTGACCGCCGTAACATGGCGTCAATATGTAGACACGCGGCTTATGCTTTTGAATAAAATTCTGAATCTTCTTGTCAAACGTTGACACATCCGTTTTCATCGATAAATTGGTTTCAGGTTGATTTTTAGGAAAGGTATTTTGGAAAGAAAAGGGGGAATCGTCCACCACTTCGTAATTTATATTATTACTCATTTTCTAATAATATAGATTGTTTACCGGGCACCATTTTATATTGTTTTCGTCTTTTTATATTTTTTATAGGGGGATATATTTAAGCGACTGCGATCTTAAGCGACCGCGGCCTTAAGCAACCGCGACCTTAAGCGACCGCGGCAGGCGCGGCCTTGATGAAGTGGTGCTTCATGTATCTCTGGAGGTTGAAATACGTGAGCTCATCCGTCTTCTGGAGGTTGAGCAACTTCGTCAGGCTCGCGTCCGGGTTGATCTTGCGACCGTTCGACGTGTCCTGAAGACCCTTCTCGCGGATGTACGCGTTGATCTCCTTGCTCACGGCCGTGCGGGCCATCTCCGCACCCACCGACTTGCCCAAAAACTTGGCCAGCTCGTCGCTGATGCGCGTGGGCTTCACGAAGCCCGAGGGCTGGCGGTTGCCCGTGCTCACCTTGCGGCGCTTGGACGACGACTTCTGGGCATTCTTGAGCTCGCGGCTCACCGACTTCTCCAGGTTCTTGAAATCCGTCTTCATCGTCGCAAAAATGCTGCCAATCTGCTGGATCTTGGCGCTGAACTCCGTAAGACGCGCAGCCACGGACGACTCAGCATCAACAGACTCCACCGCGGCATCGCCGGCAGCGGCAGCAGTGGCGGCCTCGGAAACAACAGGAGCCGCGGCCTTCTTGGGGGCAGCACGGGGCTTGGTCGTCTTCTCGACAACATTCTCAGGGGCGTGGGTGGCGGCGACAGTGACAGGGGCGGTTTGCTTATCAGCTTTGGAAGAGACTCTGACCATTTCTGATTATACATATCTATACCCTATTTATTTAAGTAGTTTAACGCATTTATATTTTTACGGACCGCCTAAAGGACTCCATGCGTCCAGCGCTCTTCCAATCCCTTCCAATCCCTTCCAAACTCTCTAAAAAACCACGGATTCATACAACCACGGCAATGCTTCACGCGCACCGGCAGACACCATCGTGAGCGCAGTCAATATGTGTATGGCCCCCAGCTTACGGTATTCAATATCACCCCCCGAAAAAATAATGTTTTCAATCACAGTTACCGCGCGACGATGGTTCAACAGCGTACTTTGTGATGAAATCTGATTCAGTCTAAAATAAAAGGGATTGTAGTAGGGCGTGATCTGGGATCTCACCAGAAATGACATGTCTGACCGGTAATTCCAAATGTCCACTAAATTTTGTAATAAATGAACACATCCCAGTGGCGTTAATGTCATTAACCAATTGCTTTGGGTATAATTGCCTAATACATCAATCTCTATGAAAACTCTCTGGATGCGTAACTCCAAGGGCTGCTGTAGGATTTCCTCTAAATTGCGCATGACATCACCGCGCCGCGATACAGACAATATATTCTCATTTGTAAATGAATAATTTGTGGTCTGAAACACCGCCGGCCGCGGATCGCGACCACTCGAACCCGTAAACAGTATGTTTATCATCCTGTATAAAAATGTTATTCGCCGAATGATAGATACGTCCATCTTTTCACGTGTATATGGGTTCATCAACACGGTGTTACTGCGTTTAACCAACATTATCAGCGAGTCCAAATGAAAACCGTATAAAAATCCGGCGGGGTCGCGGTAACAAAATAATTGGTAAAATGGTATCTCCCTCAGTGGATCCATCGTATAAAAATCCGTGTCGTTCACATACGTCTCGCCCTTTCCCGGGTTATCTCGTAATTCGAAAAACTTGGTGACCATGTACCTGCGAAAATATGCCTGTATACAACTAGCCGCCTTCATTAAACGGAAATGACGCAATATGCGATCCACCAAAACCGTTTTATTACCCGTCACATGAAGCCGGTTATATTTCGCAATCGTTTTTAACTGTGGCACTTTGTAACCAAATAAATTTACAGGATTCTTGTAATATTCGTGCCATACAAGACCTTCGTTGGTACTATCTTTTTTTGGCTTTGAAAATGTGTTCATGGGTATATTACTACTACTAATACTATATATTTTATGTGGTTTTGTACACCATGCTTTTACTGGATCCGCGTTCGACCACTTGTCCTCTATATTGGTTCCGATCCCTACATATGCCAATAACTTTTATAAAAATTGATTTAAAGATTTGCTCTACTAATATACCATCTTAACTCGCCAAGTTTAAGACAAAGCACTCACAACCAAACCTCAAAGCAAAATGTCCTCCAATCAATCCAATACCGCACCTAAGCCTGTCGTCACCTTTAGTGACTGGCAAACTAACGCAATTAAATACATGCCTCCGAAGGTCAACGACAAGGGCGCCAAGTCCATCGCATTGATTAGTAAGCAAACAAATCGGTCACTCCATATTTCCACGCCTCTTATGATGACGTGGGGCATCAGCGATTTTGTTGATGATAAGGGCGAGTCCGATGGCAAGTACAGCATCTCACTCAATTTTCCGAACGAAGAATATAAGACGGCGGCCACCACCGAATTTCTACAGAAGCTCAAGGATTTTGAGAATCAAATCCTCGACGATGCGGTTAAGAATTCCGAGCTCTGGTGGGGAGAGGAAATGTCCCGCGAGGTTATCAAGCACACCTTCTTCCCATTCTTGAAGTACAGCAAGAATAAGGACACCAAGAAGGTGGATTATACGCGCCCGCCGTCTATTCGGGCCAAGGTACCTTACTATAATGGGAAGTGGGCAGTTGAGATTTACAGTCCCACTTCCGAGTTGCTGTTTCATAGCGAAAATAGTATGATGTCGCCTATGGATTTTGTTCAAAAGTTGAGCAATGTCGCCTGTGTTATCCAGTGCTCCGGTATCTGGATCGGTGGAAAGGGTTGGGGACTCACCTGGAAGATGATCCAGTGCGTGGTTAAGCCGCGCGAGGTTGTGAGTGTCTACGGTAAGTGCCACATCCAGTTGTCATCCGAGGATGTGGATCAGATGAATAAGACTAGCGTCCCTGCCAGCGCTCCGGCCGACGAGGATGATGATGACGCGGTCGATGCCACACACTCGGGTCATGCGGTCACTTCGACCGAGGTTGAAGACAGTGATGCCGAGGAAGAACTTCCCGCACCGGCCCCTCGACAAAATCCGGTTCCAACTTCGGCTCCAATGACGCCACCGGCAGCCGCCGCGGCGGAGCCCACCAAGACTAAGAAGATCATCAAGCGGAAGGCACCGTAAATATTCCCCTTAAACCATTCATCCAATAAAAATAAACATGTGTATATTTGTATTATATTGTATTTTTTTCCATACAATACAAATTAGATCACGTTGAACATTAGGACAATTACAGAATATAAACACAATGCGTATTGTACATTAACGGTGGCGGTAAAATGCCCAATCAATATTTGATGTATATCGCCACTGGATTCTATCTTTTTTGTTATGTTCCCGAATTGTACGCCAATTACATCAACAAAAATGCCAATATCTACAATTTACCCGAAAAAATACTCCTGCTTTTCGGCTCAATCTTCGCATTCTCATATTCGTTACAATTGGGCGATATTTCCATTATTACCAATTATTCGTTGGCACTCTTCATCGACATTATCGCCATTGTTATGCGAAGTTATTATGTCATCCTCAATCGCAAACAAAATTTGACCATTACGCATCATTCACTACACGCCACACATGATATACAACACGCCACACAACATATTTCTCGTGATTCACCGGTGTAATATACTACGTCAAATACACATCGACCACGATGTCCGATGTCTTCTGAACATCGTAAATGTTTTCACCGTTTATTCGGGGAATTCCGAGCCCTTTTAACACCACCGTTTGTTCAGGCACCAGCTGTAGTTCCGATCCCAAAATATTGAAACCGTATCCCGGCGCCAAATCCACCCGTACACCCCCCTGTAATAATACGGTTCTTACATCACACGTCATTTCAACCATGATGTTGTTGTTCTCGTCAATGCTTATGTGGTCCGGTAATATTGGATAACATTTCACATAAAAATCACTCCCAGATAAATCATACACCAATTCGTGGTGCCACAGAGGTATCACAAATACCTGATTGTTGTGGTGTAATTTGTACAATTGTTGGTCCAACAAATCCTCTATATTGGGATTCAATATCACACATAAATCATCCTTGGTCTTTTCGTCAATCACCTCCTTTACCTTTAATATAAACGCGTCCGTTACTCGCAACACATCGCGATAATTGTACAGCATTTCGTATAATTTTATCAACATCGGCTTGTTTATCTTTCGAATAAAGTCAATGGACCTGTCTTCACAAATACTCGTAATTTTTTCCACAAAATTGTGAAAAAAGTACACAATGTATTTGTTCTCGTGTAGGGGATTCTTTTCTTGGAAAAGCGACGCAATAAACTCGCGCAATAATTCCGAATAAGATAGAGTGTGGATACTTCGTGAAGACACCTCGTGCGAATCGTAATAGTCACATAAAAATGTGTAAGCCTCGGTTATTTTTAAAAATCGGTCGGTCGCGGCCGGATCAGAATTCTTGTCGGGGTGATACTTCAATGCCATCCGACGGTACTGGGTTTTTATCGACGCCATGGGGTCACTGCCGTCATCCAAACAAGGCACATTCTCGGCGGCGTATTCCAATATATCCAATGCCTCTTCATAATTCATAGTGGTACAGTTTTGCTATGATATAAAATAACATACTTTCTAAATGGTATATCGGACGGTAATTGTTATTGTAATATTTCAAAAAAGAATGGGTCTTATTTAGAATGTCCGACATGTCCTGGTTTGTCAAGAAACCCACCTGCTTCTCACCCGTCTTCTCCGGATGAAAACTAATCAAATAATACAATATGTACCACAAACATTCGACCATGTCCAAATTATAAATGAGAATATCGTAAATAACGTCGCGGAATCCCGAAAACGTCAGCCTCTTGTGGTTTAATATCTCCTTCAGAATATTGTCACATACCACATTGAAAATGTCCTTGGGTATTTGCTCCGCTTCTGTAATGTTCGTAAAAGAATACAGCTCCTTGATATTTATTATCTCGTTGCTATCAACCATGTCGAGAATGTCCATGCTACTACCACATTTATCCAACCTCGCTATCTTCTTGTAATCCGCCTTCGAGGGACGACCAACATTCACTATGTGACACGCCTGTAAAATATTATTCGGCAAAAAACTCACGTTCTCCGTAATAATAATGAAATGTATTATGATGTTGCCACCTAATCCGTATCTGGACGAACAACTCTCGGAATACTGCTGAATATAACTGTAAAATATGTCCAACAGTTCTCCGTGAATCATGTGGAAATTCTTACAAACAATGAAACCCACCTTTTCCGTCTTTACCGAAATAATGTCAACTATCTGAAGGAAAATATCGTTCCACAGAATCTTTGAATTACAGCCCAACAACGACATGTCAATCTCGTAATGAATATCACTGATATGGTACGTATATGTCTGCTTTTCCGTCTGTATTGTGATCTTTTTCTCGTACTTGAATTGAGACGGACTGTATTTTTTTAATATTTGGAGAACCTGCGAATATTTACCCGCCCCCGTCGGACCATATACAATCAAATTACCCATCTGACTACTCTTCTCCGGTAAACGCTCTACAAATGGTACTAATTCGGAATGTATATTGGTACTTTTTACGGAATTCAAATATTCCTCATAATGGGTCTCGTAGAATTTCATAGGATCGGAATTATGATATTGTAATGATACTACAATATAATATTATATCAGTTACGCACTACTTTACTTTCGCTACCACTTCATTAGAATACACACCCCGTTTGGGTAGTGATACCCTGCGCCAAATACACCAAATACGCGCCATTTACATATAATACCGGCAACACAAAGTAACACGAATACTCCAACAATTCATTTATACGGTGCGAACCCTCCTTTTTCTTGTAAAATGTGAAAAAAAACATGAAAAATAACACGAAAAGCAACAACTCCATCATCGCAAACAATTTAAACGTCCCCATGTTTGAACTTAGTTCCGAGAGCGATCTCAAATGAATATCCTTTCCGTAACTTATGTAATATATCGCAACGACTAACAATATAAATGCTATCGTGGTCATCACCATTGGCACACCGAACGCCAACCAATACGGTATTGCCGTGAAAAATATCCCAAACTTGATCGAAATAATCCCCGCCAATGCCACCGTAAGTATGATCAATGCCAGCGGCGAAGCACCGTTCACATACAACAATATATTGATAATCAATAACACCAATAACGCAATAATAGTAAAACTCGAAAAAATGATTTTACGCAGAGCACCCAAACCATTCTCGCCCGTAAATAATGCGTAAAATTTGCTCAAATCTAAAACGGTCTTGATATCTATCAACTCCGCCACAATTGTATAACTCGAAATTAATATCAGGAAAAACAGAGATATTATCATCACACTCTCAAATTCCTTCCTGAACATTAACGATGTAAACATGAAATATAATACGATAAATACAAAATTTATTAAATAAATGAAGGGAAAACAGTCCATATTTAACCGATATATTATTCCTACAAAATAATTATTGTAGATACGTGCTTTCCACCCATTCAATCAACGTTTCCGCTTTACATGCCAAAAAACCCTCTTTGAATTTTTTCAGACTCAAAAACTTGGGCGTTTTCATCCCCGCCTTTTGGTAATAAACGTACGCCCCGAAACGCCCGCGCCTCACACTCATCTCCGAATTCAACTCTCGCAATATATTCATGTTGCTCTTCTCTTTGGTCTGGAGAATCGCCGGCACATCCTCCAACGTAATTTCCACCGCAGGTTTAACATAACTACCGCATGATTTTTTATTCTTACCCCACTCTAAATAATGACCATATCGCCCCTGTTTTATATGTATTGGTTCTCCTTCCCATTCACCTAAACAACGGTTTGGTACGTCTTCCAACTCCTCGACCGTGTATTCTCCGCGCTTCAATCGATCCATGTCCAGTTGGACAGTTTTTTTTATCGGTATCAATCTTTCTTCGGGAGAACCGTGATATTTGATTATGGGACCGTATTTTGTAAACAATACCACATGGTCCGCGTCCAATACATACGTCTGTTTTGATAATGTGTTCAGGGGCTCCAGCATCCCTTTAATACGTTGGTCGCATTCTCCACACAATTCATACCACGGGGGTCCCGCCACAGATATCGCGTCAAGACTTTCTTCCAGCTCACGCGTATAATGGTAATCAAACAACGGATTGAAATGTTTCAACAGGAATTCAATCACCAATGTCCCGGTTGGCTGAATGACGAGTTTCCCCTTTTCGTTCCCTATCACCCTTTTCACCGTCTCCGTCGTAATCTGCCTTTCTCCGCGCTTCATCGCGAATTCTTCACATATAATGGTCTGGCCTTCAATGTCCGTTTTTTTTACATACCCCCGCTCCTGAATAGTATCGATGAACATCGCAAATGTCGACGGACGCCCTATCCCAAAATCTTCGAGCTTTTTAATCAAACTCGATTCCGTATAATGCGTGTGGCGATGACGAAACGTCATCTGCGACGCCAGTTGATGAAATTCGATACACGACTGCTTCTCACTAATCGTTTTCAAATACAGTTGTGTACCCACCGCCTTACTCTGCTCGCTTTCGAGAGAACCCGGGGTGACTACCTGCTTCCACCCCAAAAAAGTCGGCACCTCCATGCGGTGTGTGTAATTTGCCTCTGCTATTGGAGACGTCACACTCGCCACGGTGATTTGATACTCGGCCGCAGACATACAACTCTCTACGGTGGTACGCCAAATCAATTGATACAGTGCGCCCACTTTACCCACATATTCCTTCCCCTCCAACGCCGACACCTCCAGATGCGTCACACGTATCGCCTCGTGGGGATTATTGGTATCGCGGTTCTCCACCTTTTCCGCGTCGCCCAAATGCTTCGGACTCCACGTTTTCTCAATGTACCCCCGGGCTTCCGCCACAAACTGCGACGAATATTTGCGATTTTCCGTTCTCATGTATGTTATGTGGCCATTCTGGTAGAGAACCTGACAAAATTTCATCGTATCCTTCGGCGATAAATGGAGCACATTGCTCGCGGCTTGTAACAAACTGGATGTATTGAACGGCTTGGGGGGCGCAACCTGCGTGCTCTTCGGAGAACCCAGCGAAAGCACGTGCGAAAAATCGCGGGATTTCTCCATAAATTCTCGCACCGCCCCCGCGTCTGCGAATTCCTGTGACAACACAAATTCCAGATGACGGTCCGTGAAATCACCCAATATTTTGTAACTCTTTTCCAGATCCTGGCCACACTCCTGCTCATTGTCGTAGACCAACCTCAGTGCCGGGGTTTGACAACGCCCCGCACTTAAACTGTTCTCCTTGTCATAATACATGTATTTCCACAGCACGGGGGATACCTTGAAACCGATCAACATGTCCAATACCTGGCGCGCCCATTGTGCCCTCACCAAATTCATGTTTACCGTTCGGGGGGTGGCAACCGCGCGCAACAATGCGGGGGCCGTCACTTCGCGGAAAATGATTCGTGGGGTCGTTTCTACATTCAATCCGAAGATGTCACACACGTGCCATGCGATCGATTCGCCCTCGCGGTCGTCGTCCGTCGCCAACAATATGTTGTTTTCGGGAAACTGCCGGATCACGTTCTCCAACCATTCCACGTGGGCCTTTTTGGTCGACGACAAGGAAAACGCAATCTCGTAATTCTGCCGACGATTGATCGATTTTAAACCGTCAATTTCACGTAAATGTCCGACGGTGGCCACGCATTTATACCGAGAACCCAGGAATGTTTCGATTTTCGCACATTTGGATGGCGATTCCACAATGATTAGATAAGTATGGTCGCCGGATCTTACGTAGTTCTCCGTCGGACCCTTGTATGGCTTCTTCTTCTTTACAGGCATATAGGAAAGGAGCAACATGTATTTATGTCGTTTTACCTAATTTGTACCGCCTCGTCGCCCATGTAAAATGTCAAAAGTGTAAAAAATTGATATAGATAATTTAGTGTGAAATATACATATGTATATATCGTATAAGATAAGATAAGATCATGAACCCCCAAATTTCTGAAATATCCGAAAATAACAGTATTTATCGATTCACCTTGAGTAATATCAATGTGAGTTTAGCCAATGCCTTGCGGCGCATCATTCTCTCGGAAATTCCCACCGTGGTCATTCAAACCGAATTTTACGAAACCAATCAATGCCACATCACCGTGAATACCTCGCGCATTCACAACGAAATGATCAAACAACGCCTCAGCTGTATTCCTATCCACTCCAAGGATTTGTCGCAACTACCCGGCAAGTATATACTGGAAGTGGACGTCAACAATGATACCGACAGTATCATGTATGTTACCACGGAACATTTCAAAATTCGTAACAAGGAAAATGGCAACTATTTGAAGCGGGAAGAGGTGCAGCGCATTTTCCCGCCGTGTACTTTGGCGGGGGGATCCTACATTGACTTTGTACGCCTGCGTCCCAAAATTAGCGAATCTATTCCGGGTGAACAACTCAAATTGACCGCGGATTTCTCCGTCAGCACGGCCGATCATAACAGTATGTTTAATGTGGTTTCCAAGTGTACCTACGGCTATACCCTCGACCACGAAAAGATTGCCGAAGCCTGGCAAAAACAGGAGGACCAACTGCGCACCCAGGACAGCATCAAAGAATCCGACATTGAATTCAAAAAGAAAAACTTCATGCTCTTGGATGCGCAACGCATTTACAAGGAAAACAGCTTCGATTTTCAGATACAAACCGTGGGGGTCTACGATAACCGCGAAATTGTGAAAATGGGCGCCCGGATTCTTTACGAGAAATTTTTACAAATGGCGGAGAACCTGGACGCCAATTTGGTCCCCATCTTGAACAGCGAAACTACCATGGATTTCTCGTTTGATGTCCTTATTGACAATGAAGATTACACCATGGGCAAGACGATTGAATATTTCTTGTATGAGAAATACTACGTACAAGAAAAAACCCTCAGTTTCTGTGGGTTTAAGAAATTTCACCCGCATGATACGAAGAGCACGGTGCGACTGGCGTTTACCGAACATGCCGACAAATCCATGGCCAAGCAATATGTCCGCACCGCCTGTATGGACGCTCACGAACTCTTTAAAACGGTCTACAAATTGTTTTGAAGTGAGTACAGTGGGGGAATATATCCCAGTATGTAAGCTTTGACACAAATACTTAGTATGTGAAATACCACGTGATACCGTATCCATATGTGGGGATAAACGTAGGTCATAGCATACGTCTGAAATATTGACGCGGCACCCAGATAAAACAAAAAAGTGGGCAGTCCGGGTGGAACGTACCATATCCCACTGCCCAAATAGACTACAAAGGTATATTTGGCATAGATGAGGTCCAAATTACGACGCCAGCCGTGTACCGGGTGCTGCCAATAAAGTAGCGAACACGACATGGTACCAATGGATGTTAGTGCGTGTAACCACAGTGCCCTATGATACGCCACGTAAATGGGCAGCACGGTAAAACACGAGGTTGCGATTAAGATGCGCGATTCCGTGGGAGTGATGGAGAATTTTATTTTTTCAGCGCTCAGCATGGGATGGTAGGTAGGATACACAGGTGCGTTATTTTTATGTTTTTTGTTACGAACTAATATGCTATTCAAAAAAACAAACCACCCAAAAATACAAATGTACATATTTGTATTTTTACCGATTTACAACCACTACAGTATAAGGTGTTTTACGAACCCGTGTAAAAAATTACAAGGCACAAACTAGGCTACCTTTTTTTGTTTTTTATGCGGCGACCGGATTGCGCGGCTTCGGTGCCGCCCGCTCTCTGAACCCCGAGAAGGATTTGACCAGTACGCGACAAAGCGGGCAAAGGATCGGAAACGACCTTTCTAGATTCGTCTTTACCATCAACATGAAGCAATTTTTCCCAAATTGGTGGTTGCAACCACAGACTGCCATTTCTTCTACTGTATGGTGCTCCAGGCAGATCCCGCAGGGTTCCTCCGTGGGCCGTTTCAGTTCCGAAATTTTCAAAACACGCGCCCGTTTTTCAGTTCGTTTGATCCACCAGTCAATCAGCGGGTCTTTGGCCTGTACAGCCTGTCGCGCTTGCTGTGCTTGGGCGGCTTGGCGTTGGCGGGCACGAGGGAGGGCCGCCTCTAAGAGGGTTTTCACGCGGTCCAGAAGGGCAATAAACTCCCCTATGTGTTCAGGGGTGAAGTCTCGGCTGAAAAGGCCGAAGGACCGCTCTAGCGTTTCTAACCAGGTGAAGGCGTGCGACATTTTCGGGTGGGGGTCAGTGCTTGGATTTACAAATTCTGTGAATTATTTTCAATTTTTGTATGAAGGTATAGTTACATTAGTCGCTCCCACCCACGGCGATACGCGAACCACTCGACATGCGCATAAATGGGTGCGGTCGCGGGGATGTTGTGGGCGAGGTTGCACTATTCAACATATTGTGGACCACATTCCAACCGGGAAACGTCACTGTTGCGACTTGGCGGATATAGTACTGCTGGTATGGCGGTGCTGCGGTTGGTTGAACCGTGGCTGCGGGTTTCACACGCATGGCCGTCAACTCGATTTGGCGGTCCAACTCTTCGTCCTTTCTTTCATAATTGGGATTGTTTTTCTTCCAGGCTTGGATAGCTACCGCCAATGCCGTGTTTTTATACAGATTTTTGTTGACGATGGTCGAGCGGTTCATCGGACTGGTCGCACTCTTTTGTAGCCACGTTTCAATCTCCGTCTTTTCGTAACTGTAACCGTCTTCCGCTACTACGGGGGTTTTCATCAGCTTGAACGAAATGGGGCAAATCCAGTCCTTGTGCGGTTCTGTACCGGCGTCAAACATGGACGTTACCTTTTCCGCTGGTATCACAGGGGTGACCTCCGCGACCGGCACTCCCTGGTCCTGGATCTGCTGAATGACGTTCGCGGTGGTCATGGTTCCTTCGGTATAATGCTTTTTGTAATACTACCAAAATATTACAAAAATTATCAATTTTTTTCCTCGGCGACGTTTATTTTGATAATCTTGGAGTCGACCAATTCGTCCAACATATCAATCTTGTCCCGGGACCCCCCGCCCATCATTTTATCGTTGATGCGTTTCTCCATGCGCTTGTCCGAGGTAGAAAGCTCCTTGTAAGTCTCGTAGAGCTTTTCGTTGAAACGCTCGAAAAAACGCGTCATTGCCATCTGTTCATCCTTGTTCTCGAACTCTTCAATGTATTTCATTTGGTAATGGATCATACTCTGGCATTCTTCCTTCCACTCGCTCTCGTTCTTTACAAAAAAGGTGGTTGGTCGGTTTAACAGGGGGACCGCACAATGCATGGGGCGGTCTTCCGGTTTGAGTTGCTGAAAATATTTTTTTAAAATACTCGTGGCGCCCTGGTAATAGAAGCGGTTGTTGTCAATCTCTTGGAAATCGTCCTTGACGAACTTCATGGATTCCACAAACTGATCAATCGACATGGCGTTACTGCAGTGGGTGTTTAAATACACGTGAATATTGTTGTAATTGTTGGTGTTGTTGTTACTCGTGTTGTTGGTTATAGAGGGCTGTATGTTGGACAATTGGGGCTGTAATTCGGAGAGTTGCTTCTTGAGTTCCATAATTTGGTTACTCAATTGGTCCATCTTGTCGGACTCTCGGTTATCCTCTTGAACCACAGTTAGTGTGGTTATTTCGGGTGCTTTGGCGAAACATGTTAATTTATGCTTCCTTAATCCGGAGCGCGTCTTATATATTTTTTTACATGTATTACAGTCATACGTGGTACTGTCAGACGTGTTATTCATATTTTTGTCATGTTTTATGGATTTCAAGTGTTTGTCAAAAACATTTTTGTATTTTGTTGTATAATTACAGCATTCGCATGTTCGATATACCATGTATTATTAGTAATTATAATACACCTTTATATTGTTTTTTAACGATCAAACAATTGGACTTTTTGTGTCCAAAGGTTTAAACAATTGGACTCATTTGGACCCCTAAAAGGTTTGATTAAAAAGGCCCCGAGGGGGTCCACCCAGTTTTTTCTTTGAAGGTTGTTTTTTCATTTTTATTTCTGGCGGACTTTTTAAATTTGTTTTTAAAGACCTCTTAAAATCAAACAATTGGACTTTTTGTGTCCAAAGGTTTAAACAATTGGACACTTTTGGACCCCTAAAAGGTTTGATTAAAAAGGCCCCGAAGGGGTCCAC